AATTAATGTCGGTAAGAATCTTCTTAAAATATGAGAGCCGGCACCATCCGGATAAAATCTGGATAATACGATTTCAAAATTGAAATTTGTAAATTCTTTACCTGTGCCTTTGTCGGTCTCATATACACCCTCAATCGTATATTTAAATTCTGCCATTTTTTATTTCCTTTCGTTCGTTCTTATTTATAGAGTTCTCTCATTTGTTTGATAATGTCGTCTCTTTCGCCTGCTCTCTGATTCGGTTGACTGTCGAGAGCAATCAATTTGTCATATAATCTGTTATACTCATCATCACGGTCCTTTTCAGACATTCTGATTTTTCCAGGATTAGTTGCGTTAGAACTTCCCTCTTTGTAGTCATATTTTTCGACAAAGCCCTTTGCTATTTTGTAGAACATTTCAATGACTGCATTTGGAACAGTGTCCTGAATAATCTTTTGGTCCTGAGCGGGAAGAAACTCTTTAAGTAGTGCCTCTGCATTTTTGCGCTCTGGTGATTTTCCCTCACCTGTTTCTTTAAACATTGTTTTTAAAGATTTCTCGAGTTCATCAGCATTGGTGAATTTATGAAATTCTTCAATGCCGTATTTGACATAAGAGGAAAATAAATCTTGCGCCTGCTCTTTAGACAGACCAAGTTCCTTGAATTTATCACCGAAAAAAGTAAGTGCACTATCTTCTATTGATAAAATTCGTTCGCCGTTCTCATTATTTAATAGAGAAGATAATTCATAATCTTCCGCTTTTTCAGGAACCTGAACCGGTTCTGTAATTTGTTGCGAAAGTGCCTCTTTAATTTCTTCATAATTCTCTAGGGATTTTAAATCTGTCGATTTAATATAATCCTCGACTTTTTTTCCGATTAATGTCTGAGAATTATCATAACTTCTGAATAATTCCGACTTTAAATCTTCACCTGTTTTACCGTCAAAGAATTTCGCCCAGCCCTTTTCGGCATATTCTTCAGGAATAGAAAATTCCTGAGGCGAATCATTAGTTGGCGGAGTTTCAGGATTTGGTGTTGTAATTTCCGTTTCGTTCATCTGTACTCCTTATTCTTCATATATTTCGATTTGAGCGAGAATTTCTTTCGGAATAAAATTCCGAATAATCGCCCAAATATCTCTTCTCGCTTTTTTGTAGATAAGAATATCAGGATTAATATTAATATCCTGTTCTGACCATAAGCAGAGATTTTTAAGGTATTTCAGAAAATACTTTCCGTTTTGACCGACAAATAAGTTTTGACAAACTAGTTTCATATTTTCTGTTACTTGTTTTTGTTTTTCAATTTCTGCTTTTTGATTTTCAATAAGTTCGTCGAATTTACTGTGCGACTGCATTTTGTGCTATTGCTCCGTCTTTGCCTGCCATTGCATAATTTTTCATCATTTGCGACTGCATCATCATTTGTTGTTGTTCTTGCTGTTGTTTTGCCGCATTTTCGATTTCTTTAATCAGTTTGTCATACTTACCTTTACTCATAATTAGATTGTCGTTGACGAGATTAGAAACTGATTTAAGTAATTCAAGAAACTCATAAGCGTTGATGGCATTAACGAGTTCGGGTTTAATATCAAGAACAGCGCTCAGATACTGCAGAAATCTTCCGATTGCCTCATATATCTCTGCGTTGCATAGTTTTTCTAGTTCACCGTTAAATTTTAACTTATACCAAATTTTACCGTCTTTCATTGCCTCTTCAATTTCTTCAGGAATGAAATCTTCTTCTTTAAGAAGTTCTTGTTTAATTGCATATTGAAGTTGATTTTCTTCGGGCAGATTTTTTATCTCAGAGAAGGACTTACCAAAGAGCCCGCACTCTAAGATAATTGAAATTGCTCTGTGACAAATCGGTTCAATCGTTTCTGATTTTTGCTGAGATAACAGTCCATATATTGATTTACCTCTGATAGACATTCTCATTGATGACTCTGTTGCTGTCATCTTAGTATTATTATTGAAATCGAGAAGTTGGTCAATTTTGAAGATATTGATAATACTCTTTTTTAATTCTGGTATTAAAAAATTTACTATTGCAGAAATATCACCTGCCTGAGATATTGGGAATATTGGATTACCATTTGCCATAGCAGAGGCATTAAGTGTATTAACAGCACCTGCAGAACGGTTGATAACATTTCCGGAAACAAGCGCTCCCGAGACTATACCGAGTGCAGGATCATTTTGTTTCTCGACATTATCAACAGTATTACCTGCAACATAGTTCAGCATTTTAATCGAAGATATTGCCAGAGTTCCGGATGATTCACCGTAAACCTGATTATTAACTCTTATTGCACGACACATGGCAATAGGCATTTTCGAGAAATAATCAACTCTGAATACTTTATTTGAATTCTCTAAGAACCAATATCCTTTAAATTTTGCACCTGCTTTTCCTCGTTTTCCTATGGTATATGAATTATTTGGAAGAATACCATATATGAGTTTGAATTTCTCATTGAATTTATTTGCTTCAAAAGCCCTTTGAATTTGCTCCGGTAGTTCCCGTATAAGTCTATCCGACAGTTCTCCTTTTTCATAACAAAATTCTTCAATAATTTGGTTTAGTCGCCAATGATAGACTGTATAGACAACATCAATTTTATTATTTGAACCCTCGTCAATACACGAGTTCCATACTCCGAACGGTTTAAAAGAGAGACAGCACTCACTTTGGCCCTTTTCAAATTCTTTAGATTTAAATGTTCCTATACCTGATGTCCCATAACTGAACTGTTCATAGCAATATGATTTAAGAATACTCTGAAAGCCGGCATCAGTTGAGTTCATTTGTTCCAAAAATATATCTGTTACTTTTTTGTAAAAATCAGATGTATCTTTATCACCCATTTTATCTTTGATATATTTAGAGGGTTCAATCGTAACAGCATTTAAATTCCATAAAATACCTGCAAGATAATCGCCTGCCTGATTAACAGAAATGAAAGCGGTCGGGTCATTGATGTAAACATCTTTTTGTTCGTTTGGCTGTTTTGTATCTTCAAAATCAGTATTAACTTCATTCGTAATTGCAACAAAATTCTGAACATCTTTCCAACGAGAAACATATCTGCTTCTTTCAGATTTTAGTTCTACATATCGTTCAATGACGAGTTTTTGTTCTTTATCGGTAATATCAATGTTATTCATATTGGCTCAAATCCCCTATGTAATAGAGTTGAAAATTATCGTTTTGATATGGTGAGGGCAAAAAACCTAACAATTTCAACCATTTTTGAATTGTCTTATTTTCTTTATACAGATTATCCATAATGAGCCCGTATTTTCTGGCCCAAGAAATAACTTGCTTTTTTGCTCCTTTGAGAAAAGTAATTATATTACCCTCGTGAAGTGAATTTGTCGGAAGAAGATAAATTCCTTTTGAATAGTTATCATTTTCGTTTATCGAAATAAGACCGTAAACACCAACCGGCTTATGATTTTCTTTCAGGCGAATAACGAATATTTCCGTATTCTTTATGATGTCAAAAGTTCTGTGCTTGTAGTCTTTCCCGAAAAGAAGAAATAATTCTTCTTTTGTTTCATCCGAAAGATTATCAAGTACAAACTCGACATCAGATAATGATTTTGTCTTATCAAGTAATTCCGAATACATAACTAAAATACTTTTCTGATACTTCTTCCCTGTGATGAGTTGAGTTGAGAGCCGTTGTTTTCGCCCTCAGTTTCAAGAAGTCGTGACTTTGCTGCTGCAGTATCTTTTTTTTCTTTCTCTGCATCAGATTGTGCAGATGAATAGACAACGGATTGAGGTTTAGAGAATAATCCCATTTCATTACTCCTTTATAAATTCTTCTACTGATAAACATGGCAAATTGAAATTCCCGTGTGAATACTGATAAATTTTTACATCAGAATTTTGTTCTAAATCCTGTTTTATTTCTTTGTTAATTCTGTCTTGAAAAAATTTTTCGTGGACTGTGTTATTTCCGATAATAAGTATTTCTTTATAGTTTTCCGATATAAGATAATCGACTAAAGCGACAAGCGTTGAACCTTTAAAGGGAATATGGCCTGCATAAATTAATCGCTCGTTTGGAACCCATTCCCGAGTTGTGATAATTTTTTCTGAACAAAAACCGAGCAGAGCGCCTATGATGTAATAATCTGATGTAATTCTGAAATCAGGTTTCAGTTCAGGTACATGAAAGTTTATTGCAAACTTTGTGATTTTTGTGTGAATTAAAAGTTCCTGTTCGCTTTCGTTGACGGGTGAATTAGTAAGAATAATTGCTTTCAAAGTTCTCACCGCCGAAGAGAGTTCTTTTTGTTTTCTTTTGAGAACCAAAGAGGGTGTTGCCGTTCTCTGATTCGTTTGTGTAATAATTGTAGGTGTTATAAACTCTTGCTTTAGATGTTTCCTGATTGTCGTTAGATGTTTTGATAACAGTCGGGTTATCATCATATTTATTTTTTGCGTATGTATAACCGCCTATTGCAGATAATAATAAGAGAGGAAACATCATTCCGCCTTTCTATAATCTTTGTTGCCAGTTTTTATTTACTGTCAGAATCTGATTCGGATTGTAGCCAAATTCTTTTGGAGCATAAGCAACCGGACTTGCAAAAGTAAGAGCGAGAGAGTCAGCGAAGTCTGTTGAATCAATTTCTGTTCCTCGAACGATATTTTCTTTTTTTTCAAGTGAATATCTTCCGTTTGAATCCGAAACTTTGAGGTCCGGTATAATTGAAATATCTCTGACAAATTCTTCAATATATTCTTGGTCATCAATCTGAACACCGCCCTCTTGCATGAACCAACTTCTCATTTTATCGTACATCTCGGCTCTGCGGTTGATATATTTCTTGCTGTCATAAGCACTTGAACCGAATTGAACGAGTTCTACTATTGCGCTCATACCTTGCGATACTAAGATGTCATATACACCTGTTCCGTGACCATAGTCGATAAATATTCTTGCAGGGTCTATTGCCTGAATTAATCTCATAAGAATACCTGCTAATCGGACATTATCCATTTTGTCAAACTTATAGAATTTCTTTATTGCTCTACCTTGCCTGATTGTGATAATAGTTCTGTCCGAACTTCTTGCAGGGTCAATACCGATAATGACAGGGAGTCCGTTGCCGGATATTCCTCTGTTTTTTCTTGATGATTCAATATAATTGAGAGGAATAAGAGCGTTTGAAGTTGTAACAAAGGCCTCTTGTATGCTTGACGGATATTCCTGTCTGAAAAGATATTCTCTACCTTTGAAGTCTGAGTTGAGTTTTGCTCTGCGCCAAGCGAGTTGCTCATCATCTAGGTTGTAGAGTCTTTTGAGTTCAATTTCTTCATCAGACAGTTTTATCGGTTCAACAATTTTTCTTCTGTATTCTGCCTGCTGAAACCACGGATAAAAGAGTGTGAGATAATCTGATTTATCGCTGAGACCTGTCTGAACCATATTGTAAAAATATGCGCCCTGTCCTGATGTTCCGTTAGCCGTACTTTCGAGGAAGAGTTCAGAATCAGGACTGTCGGGAATTGTTTGGAGCATACCCGATACAATGTCATTTGCGTTGTTCCAAAACGCAACCTCGGACCCGTGAAAATAGTTGATTGTCATTGAACGACCGACTGATTTACTGCCTGCAGTTCCAACCCTGAAAGAAGAATTAGTTATGAATTGAAGTTCCGAGGTTGAGTCTTTTTCGAGCGGTATTTTGAAACTCGCAGGCAGAGAGTCATAAAACAACTTCGCAATTTTGAAGATGTTGTCAGATGAGTCGGATTTGTCGGACAAGACAAAGGCATTTTTTGCAGGGTTAAACAGTATTTTTGAAAAGAATCTTGCCTCAGAGTAGGTTGACATACCAACCTGACGAGATTTAAGAAAGACAATTTTGCAGGGTTTCCCGAGTTTTTTTCTTTCTTCGATTCTTCTGTGCGCATCAAACTGAATATTTGAGAAATTAAAATAAATTACGCCCTGAGTTTTGGTTTTAATTTTAAGAAAGTTCGATGCGAAATATGGCAAATCATCCTTGAGTTTTTGAAGTTTTTGAATATCAATTTCTTCTATCATTTTAACTGTTCCAAAACCTCAGCGAGATTACCGCCTGTTACTTGGTGTCTGTCAACGAAATGACCTGCGAGTTTTCCTTTGAGTTCAATGCATCCTTTTTCTACATTGTAGGTTTTTGATGAACGTTTGCAGCGGCTTTGTAGTTCAGAGAGTTCATCAAAACAATCTTTTGCGCTGTATTTAATTTCATCTTCAAAAACCTGCTGAATATTTTTGGTGATATGTTTAAGCCAAAGGGCAATCTTAGGGTTTTTGAGTAATCTGCTGACTTCTACATTAATTGTTGCCTCACTGCTGTTTTGACAGTCATAAGCATAGCGGTATGCCTCAGCGCCGTTGTTTCCGTTGATTGAGTATCTTAAAACAAATTGTTGTTGTTTACCTTTGAGTTTGGGTAATTCCTCGAAATAGTCAGCCATAAAAAACCTTTCAGAAATAAAAGGGAAAGAGGCGGTTCATCACCGCCTGATTCCGTCAACAAGGAGATGAAACCTCATTGATTAATCTCAGTTAAAAATAAAATGCAGCAAATATTTATAATGTAGTAAATTCTTTTCTAAGTTCTCTATTACCGGAAAAATCACTTGCATACTGTCTGATTTTGGTAACTTCACCTTTTTTGTTTTTAATTTGAGTGTTAATTCCGTACACCCAACCGTAAAGAGAGTCAGAACATATATCCGGAATAACCGTAACTTTCCTTTTTTTCTCACGATAGAGAACTTTGACCGCCTCAATACCGTTATATAGG